GTATTTATAGTTATTCCAACTTCTTCAATCTCCTCCAATCATAATACATTACACTAAGTGCCCAAGCATCAGTTAATTGTTTGGGACCTTCTTCAAGTAATCTTATTTGATGTTTAGAAAGAATTTTTAATTTTTTATATTCATCTTGCCATTTTCCCTTCATACAAACATGCCTTTATCACTCATGTATTGTAGAGTTTCTTTCATACTGCCAATGTGCTCATATCCGATAGACACTTGCGGATAAGTTGCCTCAGACCCAAACTCTGCACGAAACTGACGATCACTGAAATCTACACCCAATAGATATTCATGAAATTCTCCTGCCAAACTTTTTAGCAAAGATGCCATCCTTTCACATTCTTGACTCCCATTAGAATAAATTACTGCTCTCATTACTTTTCCTCCGTATATTCAATCACAAGTCTTTTAGTAACATTTCCGCGACTATCTTGAATGATGAAAGATTTTACTTCACCACCAAGTTCTTTTGCAATTTGATGAAGTCTCCACCATGGAACATTTTTTTCTCGTGTTCCTTCTACCATTTTTGATTCTTTATCATCCCAAATATAATTATGAATTTTTCCATCACTACCGATGACTTGATAATCATAATCCATAATTAGTCTCTTTGTCTCCAATCATCAGGTTTATCACGTTGAAACCAATCTACAATTTCATCTGCAGATCCAAACCCCATTCTATGATTGGATGGGTCGGGGTCACCTAGTCCCATCCTATTCATAAAATCATCAAGACTTCCTTCTTGCATATCGGGATTTGCAGCAGCACGTCTTGCTTTTTTTAACATTTCTCTGGCAGTTGTATTTGCCTTACCCAACTTCTCTGCCCAGATCATATCTTCAAGTTTTACTTCTTCTCCATTTGCAATGCACTTACAAATGAATTCTAACCGAAGACGATATTGTGTTGAAAGCATATTTAATTTCCTGCTATCACAATCTATTTAGACTACTCTGCTAAAACCTTTTACCTTTTCAAATTTCATCACATTATTAAATCTATCATCCAATCCACCTTTATGAGAAATCACAAAAATGTTTGCATCTTTGATTATAAAACGAATAATTTTTAGAAACTCATCTGTTCCAAAACCATCTAATGATGAATCAAAAACTTCATCCATAATCAGCAGATTTGTATTAATTGAATTTTTAACTCTTGCAACTTCTCTCCAAGTAAAGAGAAGTGCGAGGTCAATTCTCATTTTCTCACCTTCACTAAATGATGAATAAGAAAAATCTTCATGAATTGGAGATTTGACTGATTCATTAAATTCTTCATCAAGATGAAAGTTGATGAAGAAATCCATCATTTGCAAATAACGATTAACCTGCTGATTTATGAACGGAAGATACTTTTTGATTATCTTCGTTTTTACTCCATCATCTTTTAAAAGAGAATGGGCAAAGTCGTAATAAACGACTTGTTCTTTCTTGGTTTCTAAATCTTCGATTGTTTGCTGGAGAGATTCTTTAAGTTGTGCTAACTTTTCATGCTCAGTATTTCTGTTTGCAAGTTGATCGGTAATTCTTTGAATTTCCGATTCCAAATCTCTGATTTGTCTCCGGTTGAGGCTAATCCGAGTATTGTTTTGAGAAATGCCATGCGTTAATTTTGTGATCTCCTGGGATAGGGCATTGAATTGACGCTCTCTCTCTTGTTCGAACTCAATAGTTTTTTCAAGTTCGTCATAACCATGTTTAAGTTCCTTTGCTTTATTTTGAGCATCTACAACTCTATTTAACCGAAACTCTTCTTCAATACTTTGAGTGCAGGTAGGGCATACCGTATTTTCAGTGAAAAACTTATGTTCTTTGGTAATTGTAGATACTTTCTGAGAAATCTTACCTCGGAGATTATTGAGCTTAACTAACTTATCCCCAGCACCAATCACCTCTCCTTGCTGTTCAATTTTCTCTTCCAATTGTTTTTGTTTGGTCTCATTTTCTAAAGTTGCAATAACAATCTCTTCATCAATATCATCAATTTTTTTAATATTAGATTCTATCTGCTGCTTACCTCTACTTCCAAGTTCTTCAATAAATTCTTGCTGCATCTTCACTTTCTCAAGAAATGATTCTTCTTTAAGATTCAGAGTTTTAATCAGACTTTTTTCCTCTTTGATTTTCTCTTTCACTAAAGAATTCATAGTAGAAAAAATACGAATGTCCAGAAGATCTTCAATTACCTCTCTACGGTTGGCAGATGACAATTGCATAAAAGGAACAAAGGTGCTGCTACCAAGAATTACAATCTGAGTAAAAGATTTATAATTTAATTTTAAAATATTTTCTTCAAGCAATTTTTGCATTGATCTATCGTCTGCTTCTCTATTGAGAGTTTTCCCATCAACTACAATATCAAAAATATTAGGTTTTATTCCTCTAGAAATTTTATATTCTTTTGAATTGATCGAAAATTCAATTTCTACAAGACATTCTTTTTCATTGGTTGTATTAACCAACTGAGGTTTATTGATTTTACGAAATGGTTTATTGAAGAGAACAAATGTCAGTGCATCTAAAATTGTAGACTTTCCAGCACCATTTGACCCAATAATTAAATTTGTATTACTAGTTTGAAAATTTACCTCTGTAAAATGCTGTCCAGTAGAAAGAAAATTACGCCAACGAATTTTTTTAAAAATAATCATGCTTTTGGTGGAATAATAATATCATTAGGAGTAACTACAGTGTATTTGTAATTATACATCTTGCAGGTTCTTATGGCCATTTCATCATCAACTTCTACAACTTCCATTTCTTTTTCATACTCAGGATCTTCTTCCAATAGCATAGCATATCTTACTGCATCATCTTCTTCTTCAAAGAAAAATAAAACTTTTTCTCCGTACTTATCAGCAACAGCATATGCTCCATCATCTTTACGATCCTTAAGAGTCAAAAGATACATTTATTCTACCTCATATGCTTCCCTATACAAATTTTGAAAGATTCCTTTAATAACTGTTTTATCTAAATTGATTTCAGAATCATCAATGTATCTATTCAAAATATTAATTGTGTTTTCGTCATCATCAACATCACAGTTTTCATCATCAATGACTTGAAAATTTTCTACAATTTTAACTTCTTGTGCCCCAGATTTATATAATTTATCAAGAAACTTGTCAAATTCTTTTGGTCTACTTTTATTTTTTACGACTACCTTGACAATTTTGTTTTGATATTCAGTAGCATTGAAAAGTGATGCAGAATCATCATCATATGTGAGAAGATGAAACATAGTATAAGGATTATCTATCGAAATATGTTCAAGAGTTTCTGTGTCAAAGATGGTGAATCCTCTCCTATCACCTGCATCTGACCAGAACATTTCGTATGGGTTTCCCAAGTAATAGATCCGTCCATCATCCGATCGAGTGTGATAGTGACCCGAGAAGACCTTGGTGAACTTCTTAAATAACTTGCCCGAAAGACCATGCTCCATGACGATTTGTTTATTAACTCTAAATCCTGTGAGTTCAAGGTGCCCCATCGCACAGTTGCAAGTTGTATTTTTAATAAGTTCAAGAGATTGGCATTCATTTTCTTCATTAATCCACGGAACGAATAATATATCTAGGCCACCAATGGTAACTTCGGTTGCACTACTGTAAGTTGAAATATTTTTATAATCTTCAAGAAGTAATTCTGGAGAATTTATACTGTTAGTATTTTTATAGTAAGTATCATGATTACCCACCAACATATGAACTTTATACGTACTTAGAGGATCAAACACAACCCTCTTTGCCCATTCTAAACTCTGATAATCAATTGCTTTTCGACTATCAAAGGTATCACCCATATGAATGACAGTAGTAACACCTTCTTTTTCTAATGTTGGAAAAAATACATTTTCATAAAACAATTCAAAATAATCATGAAACTGTTTTGATCCTTTTTTGAAACCATAGTGGGTATCAGAAATAATGGCAACTTTCATCGATTTTGAGAACGATAACTAATATTATCTTTAATAGTATTATAATCAGATCTATTTCCTGTTAACAAACTGTCGTCAACCATCATAACTTCAGAAAACTCTGTTCTTTCAATGATCTTTGTTTTAATCTCTAATTGCTTTTTCTCTTTACCAATTCTACGAAGAAAAGCAAAGTGAATAATTTGAGTGAAATATGCAAAAGGATTTTTTGACTTCTCAGGATCAAAGTTATGAATATATTGAACGCAATTCTCAATACCATCAGAAATCATATCCTCTCTGAACATGTAGTTCACAAAGTTTGGTTTATATGAGAGGTGTGTTGCAATCTTTAAAAAACATTCGCCAAGATAATTCGTAATCGGAGGTTTTCCAGGCCAATGCTTAGATCTGTCCTCTTTCGTAGGTTCTCTACCAAAATTATCTATAAAATGTGTAGAAACTCTTGCTCTATAATTTATTAGAGCATCTAAAAACTCTTTGTTATTAACATAATGCTCTGATTTCTTTTTTGCCATAATCAATACTTTTGTTCAACTTGTCTTGGTGACATTATAGCACAGATTATAGGGGCTTGACAAATGCCCAAAACATCAGTAGACTAGGTTTGTCCCGGTTAAAGATGAGATTTAGCTTTCTTTAATACCTTTAAAGATCTTTTCAAGCATGTCTCTAGCAGAGTCAACAGAAGAAATATAACCTTTTTGTTCTGACACCTTTACTTGACCAGAAGTTCTGTAGACATCAATCGATGATTGATTGTCATCATCTTCAAGATAATTCTTATAAAGTTCAATTAGTTTTTCATTATTTGATTCAGTCATAGTAATTACTTTATCTAATTTTATAAAATGAATATCATCTTCAGTAAGATCCATCCATGGTTTCACTTTCAATAACGATCCACTAGAAGAATGAATTACTTTTATTGTAATTGGATTTTGTAATACTAATATAGTTTCATCGGTAGAATCATCTACAAGAACCAAAGAGAATAATTCTTCTCCAGAAACTAATTTAAGAACGGCATAAAATTCTTCTTCCATTAATTTTTTAAAGGTATGTTTACAATATCATAATTAAAATTTTCTTCGTTATAAACTTTAATTCTTTCTATCAAATGATTAAGGGTATAATTTTTCCTGGATTTGTAGGATATATCGTCAGCGATATCATATAAAGTTGCCTTTGTTTTGTTATTGCCTTTTCTGAGTACTCTTCCAATACTTTGCAGATTTCTAATTCTGGATTTAGAAGGAGAAGCAAAAATAACATTGTGCAGATTTTTAATGTTAATTCCTGTACTGAATGTTCCGTATGAAGCGACAATAATCGCGTTGTCTTCCTTTTCAGTAATTTCTCTCACTTTTTCTCGATCTTCGGTAGCAACACCACCGTGAACAAAAAATACATGACGATTATCCACTCTACCATTATTTATTAAATCGTAGAGTGGTTGTCCGTGCCCTTCAACGCGAGAAAATAATATGAGTGTATTACCTTTAAGATCAAGGGCAAGGTTACGAATAAACTTGTTGCGTCGTTCATGATTTATGATATACTGAACTTCTTCTTCAAAGTTTTCAAACTTATGTGCAGGGTGTTTCAATAGAAGCACATTGATATCCAATGTTGCAACATGACCCTTTTTCATCAATTCT